TTTTGGATTTCATCTTTATGTTGGTTAATGTGTTGACGAGTTAAGTCAAGATCAACCATATCATTCAAAAGAATTCCAATGGGAGCTTTTCCAGAGGCGGCAGTATATGTTACCAAGGCAGCGCCTTGATCCATAGCAGCACCACTACCCCCAGCAGAGATTGAAACCACGCCACCCCTAGTAGCCGCTTCATTCATGAAAAAGCTAATGTCGGTTTGGACTTCATTTCTATCTGATTTAAGAGCCATTTTATTTTCTCCTTTTTAATTACTTAAGGTTAGCAGTTGTCTTAAGAAGTCCGCCGAACCAATCACTTGCAGAAGCGCGAAGTTCGACCGCTGGGTCTTCCCCCTCAACTCCTTCAGCCATTGCAATGTCGTCTTCTACTTCTACTTCATCAAGATCTTCTTCAGACGCCTCGGATTCGTCGATCTCCTCTTCGAGAAGCTCGTCGGCCTTAGAGGCCTTCTCATCCTTCTTGTCTTTCTTATCTTTCTTATCTTTATCTTCGTCGTCTTTCTTTTCCTTGTCGAGCCAAGGCGGCTTACCCGCTCTTGTTAATTGCGAAACAACAAAATCGAAAGTCTCTTGATTAAGATCTTCAAATTTAGCAATAGCCTCATCCAGCTCTTCGCCTTCAAGACCAGCTTCCGTCAAAGCAACAACTCTCTTTTCGAGCGCGGCGGCTTTTTCAATTGCGGCCACTTTAGCAATAGCCTCTTCTTTGGCCGCTTCTGAAGCTGCCAACACTTCCTCAAGTTCTTTGACTCTAGTTAGAGTTTCTTCAACCTGAGCCAAAAGATCATTGTGACCCTTATCTTTAGCAGAAATAGTCTCTTGGAACGTTTGCAACTGACTCTCAATTGCCTCTGTCTTCTGAGCTTCCATTTCCTGCTTCATAGTTTCGTTCGCTAGGCGGGCTTCGGCCAATTCGGCCTTCAGATCGTCTAACTGTTTCTGTAAAACATCGGACATATTAGTCTCCTTTATTGATGAAACAGTAACTAATTCACTTTCAAATTCACTAAAACTTTGGTTATCATTCAGAATGATACTTCGAGGATTAGCAGGTTTAGAAACCAAGCCCTTGCCAGAGAAAGATATATTTCTTAATAACCTACCTACTTCGTAATCCTCATACTTTCCGTCTCCCCCGTAAGCTCGAAGATGTTTCGACAAAAATGCCGAGGCTTCTTCTCTTCTTACAATTTTGGTCCCACCCTGAGTATCTCTCAAGGCATAATCAAAATCTGGGAACATACATTCCATAGATACAAACCATCTATTTCCTTCCTCAATCTCTTTTATTATGCTGTCCATTCTTTCTCGGAGTTCCGTATCGCTCCAAGATCTGTAAAGCACGGCTTTTGTTACGATATTAAATTCCTTTGGGGAGCCAGCTTCGGCCCAGCCTGCGCTGTCATTCAAAGCTTTTCCGTCAAAGTCAACCACATAATTCCCTGTAATGTGGCCAATAATATCCTTCTCGTCGTGCATAAAATTAAATTGTTTATCTTCGGGAGTAGACCGAGCTTCCCACATTTCATGGGGATCAAAAACGTCATCGTTTTTATTCCAGCCGCTACTAACTAAAATAGAACTCAGGTAATAAAGATCGAATTGTTTTTCGTTCTCTACCTGAGTCCCCATATTAGATAGAGCCATAGCTCTGTCTTCATCTGTTATTTCCAGCGCCATGTTGGACGTAGAAATCGGAGCGCAGTATGCAATTGTATAACTGCCTTCTATTAGCTCCTGAAGCCCGTCTAACTTTTCTTGCGCGTATATTTTCATGTAAGATACTCCTTAAAGGATAATACACAAAAAATACTATTTAACTATCTTTTTGTACAAAAACTAAGACAGCAAAGAGAACGTGGAAGCATATATGTACCTCATCTCGTCAACGCTGGGTTTTCTATTATGGCTATCTGTGAATTTTGATACCGAGTTTTCTACCTCAAGGTTAAACCTTTCGGACGGCCTCGTATTAGAATCGATAATAGACTTGACTGCGTCCACGTCTATCTCCATAAAGGGCTTGATGCCAGTGAGTATACAAAGCTTAAGATATTCTAACTGATCAAATTCTGATTTTGTCAGGCTTCGAGCATTCTTTTTGTTAAAATGCGTCAATGCGACAGGGGTAACTAACTCAGAAACCTCTTTTTGCATCTCATATGCCCACAGAGTGGTAGAAACGCTACCGCCGCTACGTGGCAACACCCGCTTTTGCTTCCTTTTCTTGGTGTCCCGCGAATTATTAGGCCTCCCCCCATCTGGACTTGGGGGTGCAGGAGAATCATTTTCTGGGGCGGGCTCTTCGGGAAGACGTTTTGGGTCATCTTCAACTTCAACCCTGTTTATCTCGTCAATTTCCGAAGGTGGAAGCCCAAGGTTTTCAAGATAAATATCGTTATCCAAAAGATCTTTAGTGAGGGCAATTTTGGCCATATCTTCTTTATGTTGAGGATTATGATAAGGGCCCGCCTTCTTCGGAGAAAGAGCGTCGTTGACTCTAGATCTCTCTTCTCTGCGAACTCTGATCTTTTCAATAGATGGAAGCTCTCTAAATCTTTCAAGCAGCGTCTCGTGAGATATAATATCCCTGTCTGCCAACTGAACCAGCAACTGTTTCTGGGCCGCCTCATCTGAAAGTATAATAGAATCAAAGTGAATCTCGGCGGGAAGCCTAAAGCCCATAGCCTTTTGGATTATCTTTATCTCATGCATCCAAAACTTTTTCAATATCTCTCGGCCATATTCAAGTCTTTCAACGAGAGTCTTAAGGCTCACATAATTATTTGTATAGCCCCCACCCGTCGCTGCGCCCGTCAGCGTGGGCGGAATTCCCAGTCCAGCATATACGCTTGTAAGTACGGGCTGATACTTTTCTGAACCTAAAAACTTATATACCTGAGTGCTACTTTCTTTGAAATCAATCTCTGGCCCCCAAACCAAATCCATTGTACCGCCGCCAACATTACTGGCGAGAATATCTCTCAGCCTATTAATGGCGGCTTTGGTCGGGATGATCTTATGTTCTAGATCGCCAATTCTCCATAACCTTACGTTCGATATAGCCCCATCAAGTGCGGCCAGATCTGCAAGCTTCATCTTCTCTAGCATGATTATATCGTCAAGAATGGCATATATCATTGGGTTTGCCCATATGTTCCAGTCGTCCTTCTTGTAATGGAACATCATCGTCTTGTCTTTGTCTAGAGGTATTTCCCTTTCTCCTTGGGCAAATCTTTTTAGGAGTGAAGCGGGAAGTTTTCTGCCAGTACTACCATCGTGCGCTCCGTTAAGCATTAGGGCGTTCATTGTATTCTTTGAGATTTTTAGTACATATTCGATATCCCCGGTAAAAACACCCGCCTCTTTATTTTTTACATCAATGGCAAGAGGGTTAAGAAAGTCATACTTCCAAGGAATTTCTCTTTTTGTCACCACGAGATCTTCTATCTTCATGTCTGGGGCGGCCGTGCTTCTCTTTAGCTCGGCCTCTTTTTTCTTGCTTATTTTTGCAGTCCTTCTTTTGACGGTAACGTTTCCGCATCGATACAGATAGTTGAGAAATCTTTCTGATCTGTCAAGACCATCAACCTGCTCAAACCATTTCCGATAAAACCTTTCTATTGACTTGTTAGGATGCACGAGGTTAAGACCTTGAGAGGCAAAATCTCCCATCAGATCTATAACATTTCTAACGATACCAACCCTATCATAGGCCTGCATACACATCTTAATGATTTTCTTTTGTGCTGTGGGTATGGCCTCGCCGGGACGAAAGGAAGTATAGTCACTCCTCTGGAAGCTGGGCCTAACAGAGCGAGAACTTTCGACATCTAGGAAGGTTCGGCTGTTGTAAGCATAAGATTTTTGTATGCCATCATATGCGTTAACGTTATCAGCAGATTCTGCATAAGCCTTAACGCGCTCGACATCGTTCGACCATGTTAAGTAAAGATCTTTTGGCATTTGTATTACCCTTCATAACAATACTATTGACAATTGCATTACCCTTAGGTATACACAGTATTAATAAATGTTGTCCATATTTTCTGTAAACCAAGAGGGGCCGTTATACATGGGGCCATCCTCACTATCATTATTGCCTTCAATCGTCTTTTTTGCAAAACCACCGTAGTGATCATATATTCTGACCGTTCTTTCAACCGACATCTGCCTAGCCGACATGTTCGCCATGATCAACGAAGAATAGCGGTCTTTTCTGAGCCTGCTTTTTCGCCCCGTGCCCGTTTTAACTTCTGGAGTGTCCCATCGCTCTCTGCCAGTTCCGGTCTGTGTCATTATAATCATAGATAGCTCATCTTTGAGTTCTTCAATTTCCATCACACAGTCTTCCAGAGTATCATAAACCCTACCCTGTATATTGTCGTCTTCGGCGGAAAGCCCGAGACTTACGGCATCAAAATCAGGGAATAGAACGAGCTTGTCTTCAAAATCTTTTCTTAGGCCGTGATTAGCTTCTGTTAGCCAGTCATACTTTGCAAACTGGCACATCCTTAAAATGTGCAGCCCCGGCTCGTCGTCCGTGTCTTTTGGCTTGTCATAATCTATTACGGGCCATATCTTAACCTCGTCCTCTCGAACCTTGTCTTTATCATGAAGGGCCTCCATCACTGCGATGCCGCCACCCTGCGCGTCAAGGGCTATCTCTATACAGGGAAATAC